ACCTCGCCTTTTGTACAGATGTCCCAACAATATCAGAAAAGCGCCAATCTTATCTGGTATGAAATTTACGACATTGTTAAGCAAAACTGCACAGAGGTTTTTGAGGATAGCACGACAGATACCATGGAGCTGCTTTTGCGGGCAAGGAGAAAATGATGATGGAGCTTACGGCTTTTTTACATAAACTGAAATTTTATAGACCAAAGCTTACTAAACAGCAGGTCAGAACTTTAAAGGGACAGGCTCTCGCTGACAATATCAAGGGTGCTGAAAAGGTCCTTAGCAAGATTTTGGAAGGAACAGTGCTTAATGGAAAAAACAACAACGGAAATGCAGTTAGTAACTATAGAAAAATTAGTACCTTATGTTAACAACGCTAGAACGCATAATCCACAACAGATTCTGAAACTACGTTCATCGTTAAGGGAATTTGGCTTTATTAATCCTGTCATTATCGACCGGGAACATAACGTGATAGCTGGTCATGGACGAATTTTAGCAGCCAAGGAGGAAGGCATAAAAGAAGTACCCTGCGTATTTGTGGACTATCTTACTCCGGCTCAAAAGAAAGCCTATATTTTGGCGGACAACCGTATGGCCATGGATGCAGGATGGGATGAAGAACTGCTCAGAGTGGAGATAGAGAGCCTGCAAGGTGCAGATTTTGATGTTGCCTTAACAGGATTTGACGAAAAAGACATAGCTGAACTGTTTGCAGGAGATGATGGTGATACGCAGGAGGACGATTTTGATGTGGACGGGGAGCTTAAAAAGCCGCCGGTTTCTAAAGACGGTGATGTATGGTTGCTTGGAAAGCATCGCCTAGTCTGTGGGGACAGCACCAAGGAGGAAACCTATGTAACTCTTATG